CAAAGGTTTTCAAATGCCACGAGGTGGAGCCCGACCAGGCGCCGGGCGAAAGCCCAAGGCGAAGCCGGTTGACGCAGCCATCGGTGCGTCCAAAAAGCCTGCATTCACTGAGGTCGGCGTCCAGACGTCCGCGGCCCCGAAAGACTGGCCGTTCGGAACCAAGCCGCCGGCTGACCCGGCGCCGGAACTGCCGAAGGCGCCCCAGCTTGAGAACGAGCTAGACGCGCTGACGTACCTGCAGCGGATCTACCGAGACCAGACGCTGGACGACAAGATTCGCTTCCAAGCCGCGATTCAGGCTGTGCCCTATGAGGTCGCCAAGCCTGGCGTCACCGGCAAGAAGGCCGCGAAGGACGAGGCTGCGAAGAAGGCACACAGCAGGTTCGCGCCGTCGGCCCCGCCGAAGCTGGCTGCCGTCGCTGGTAGGAAGGTCTGAGCGTGGAGTGGTCGACCGCTTGCCCGGATTGGGAGCAGCGGCTGGTCGAGCGCCGCTCCATCATCCCGCCGCCGATCTTTCCAGACGAGGCGGCGCGCGCGCTGGCGATCTTCAAGGAGCTGCGGGTCACGGACCTGCCCGGCAAGCCAACCTTCGGTGAATGCAGCGAGCAGTGGGTTTTCGACTTCGTGGCTGCCATCTTCGGCGGCTACGACGCCGAGACTGGCAAGCAGATGATCCGGGAGTACTACCTCCTGATCAGCAAGAAGAACACGAAGTCCACGATCGCCGCCGGCATCATGCTCACGGCGTTGATCATGTGCTGGCGCGAGGAAGAGGAGCACCTGATTCTCGCTCCGACCAAGGAAGTGGCGGACAACAGCTTCAAGCCCGCGGCCGGGATGATCCGGGCCGACGACGAGCTGATGGAGTTGTTCCACATCCAGGACCACATCCGCACCATCACGCACCGCGCGACGCGCGCGTCGCTGAAGGTGGTTGCGGCGGACACGGACACGGTGTCGGGCAAGAAGTCCGGCCGGGTCCTGGTCGATGAGCACTGGCTGTTCGGCAGCAGGTCGAACGCCGAGGGCATGTTCATGGAGGCCACCGGCGGCCAGGTATCGCGCGAGGAGGGGTGGATCATCTACCTCACGACGCAGAGCGACGACCAGCCGGCCGGCGTCTTCAAGGACAAGCTGGACTACTTCCGCGACGTGCGCGACGGCAAGCTCGTCGACAAGAAGTCGCTCGGCGTGCTGTACGAGTTCCCCGCGAAGATGCTGGAGTCGAAGGCTTACATGAAGCCGGAGAACTTCTACATCACGAACCCGAACATCGGCCGCTCGGTGAGCGCCGAATGGCTCGAGGACCAGCTCCGGAAGAACCAGGCGAAGCAGGACGGTGCGTTTCAAACCTTCCTGGCCAAGCACCTGAACGTTCAGATCGGCCTGAACCTGCGGGCTGGGCGCTGGGCTGGCGCGGACTTCTGGGAGGCGGCCGGCGAGCGCTTCACGCTGGATGAGTTCCTTGACCGCGTGGAGGTGGTCGACGTCGGCATCGACGGCGGCGGCCTGGACGACTTGCTCGGCCTGGCGCTCGCCGGTCGCGAGAAGGGCGGCCAGCGCTGGCTGACATGGTGCCGGGCGTGGGCGCATCCGTCGGTGCTGCAACGGCGCAAGGAAGAGGCGCCGCGGTTTCATGACTTCGCGCGCCAGGGCGACCTGGTTCTGGCGAAGTCGATCGGCGAAGACGTCGAACAGGTGGCGGACATCGTGGAGCGTGTGCACTCGATGGGGCTGCTGGACAAGATCGGCGTCGACGTCTATGGGATCGGCGCGATTGTGGAGGCGATCGAGGCGCGAGGACTTCCGCAAGCCGAGTTCGTCGTCGGGGTGTCCCAGGGCTGGAAGCTCGGTGGCGCGATCAAGACGACAGAGCGGCGGATTGCTGGCGGCGAGTTGGTGCATGACGGCTCACCCCTCATGGCCTGGTGCGTCGGCAACGCGAAAGTCGAGCCGCGCGCGAACTCGCTGCTGATCACGAAGCAGGCGAGCGGGTCGGCAAAGATCGATCCGCTCATGGCACTTTTTAACGCAGTGACGCTGCTGTCCCTCAACCCTGGGGCGAACGGCATCGGATCTGACTATGAACTGATGGTGGCCTGATGCGCGCTGCACTCTATGACGTCTCGATGCTGGCCGGCGCTGGCCTGGTCGTGGCGGGCGTGGCGATGCTCGGTGGCCTCGCGGCTGCGCTGATCGCCACCGGCGTGCTCATGATGCTGATCACGCGCCTTGCGGTGGGCGTCGCCTGATGTTCGCGAGCCTCTTCCGCGCTGGTGCCGACGATCGCTCCCCGTGGGGTGATTTCTGGTTCCAGCCCGTGGGCGCCAAATCGGCCGCCGGCCCGCGCGTCGACACGCTGTCGGCGATGCGGCTGTCCGCCGTCTACACGAGCGTTCGCGTCCTGTCGGAATCGTTCGCGATCCTGCCGTTCAAGCTATACAAGCCGAGCGCGGACGGCCTGAAGAAGACGCAGCAGAAGAAGCATTGGCTTGTCCGGCTGTTCACGAAGAAGCCGAACCGCTTCCAGAACCCGTTCGAATGGCGCGAGATGCTGCAAGGGCACCTTGCCCTGCGCGGAAACGCCTACTGCCAGATCATTGACGGCCCCGGCGGCTCGATCGCCGAGCTGCTGCCGCTGCATCCCGACCGCGTCCAGGTCGAGGTCATGGAAAGCGGGAACTGGCGCTATCGCTACACCGCACTGAGCGGCGAGATCCAGTACCTGACCCGGCAAGAGGTCTGGCATATCCGCGGCCTGAGCAGCGATGGAATCGTCGGCCTGAACCCGATCGAGCAGCAGCGCGAGGTGATCGGCGGCGCGCTGGGCGCGCAGGACTACGGCAATCGGTTCTTCGCGAACGACGCGAAGCCTACCGGCGGCTGGGTCGAGGTGCCGGGCACGATCGCGGACGCCGCGGCGCGCGGGAAGCTGAAAGAGGCCGTCGGGAGTGCCACCTCCGGGGCGAATCGTCACAAGACGATGATCCTCGATCGCGGTATGAAGTACCACGAGGTCGGGCTGACGAACAAGGACAGCCAGTTCCTCGAAAGCCGCCAGTTCTCGCGCACCGAGATCGCGGCGATGTTCCGCGTGCCGCCGCACATGATCGGCGACCTGTCGCGCGCGACGTTTTCGAACATCGAACAGCAGTCGATCGACTTCTGGATGGGCACGATGCTGCCCTGGACAGAGCGGTGGGAAGCTGCGATCGAGGCGCTGCTCGTCGACACCGACGATGAAGATCTCTGCGTTGAGTTCGATTTCCGCAACCTGCTGCGCGGCGATGCCGTCAGCCGGGCCGCCTACAGCCATTCCGGCGTGCTGGATGGCTGGTTGACCCGCAATGAGGCGCGCGAGCTCGAGGGTTACGACCCGATCGACGGTCTGGACGAGCCGCTCGTCCCGATCAATGAGCAGACGCTCACGGAATCGAACGAGCCGGACGATCCAGTGAGCCCTCCCGGGGTGGACCAGCCGGCGAAGGAACAGCCTGATGGCGGCAGCGCGCGCCTGGTCGCGCTGCTGAACGGTAACGCCGCGCGCATGGGTCGCAGGATCGCCTCCGGGAAGGTGGTTTCGCCTGACATCCTTGCAGTCGCCCTGGCGATCCGAGAGGACCAGGCCGCCGCATGGCTGGCGAAGGTCCGACAAGAAGAAGACGAAGAGCAGATCACTGCGTCCCTCGTGGCGCTCGGGAGCACGACATGAGCATGCACTTTCTGGCCGAAGCACTGGCGACGCCTTGGGCGATGCAACAGGAGCGGCTGCATGCCTATGCGTCCGTCCTGGCGCGCCGGTATGCCAGCGGCTTCAAGGCCGGCGACCATCGCGACGACACCGAGTATGACGACGCTGGTAGCCCGAAGCCGAAGGCTGCCACCCAGCGCGCCGGCTCGCCGCGCCAAGGCGCTGTCGCCGTGATCCAGGTCTACGGCCCGATTGCTCAGCGCACGTCCATGATGAACATCTGCGACGGCGGCTCAAGCACGCAGGCGATCAGCCAGGCGCTGCGCCAGGCGAACGCCGACGAGACGATCAGCGCCATCGTCTTGGACATCGACAGCCCTGGCGGCAGCGTCTACGGCGTCGCCGAGCTCGCGGCTGAGATCCGCGCCAGCGCCAAGCCCGTCACGGCCATTGCCAACAGCCTGGCGGCGAGCGCCGCTTACTGGATCGGCACGGCCGCGTCCGAGTTCTACGTGACGCCCGGCGGCGAAGTCGGATCGATCGGCGTCTGGATGGCGCATGAGGACTGGTCCAAGGCCATCGCGGAGCAGGGCGTCGCGGTCACGCTGATCAGCGCGGGCAAATTCAAGGTCGAGGGCAACCCCTACGAAGCGCTGAGCGACGACGCGCGGTCGTTCATGCAGTCCCGCACGGATGACTACTACGGCGCCTTCACGCGCGATGTCGCTAAGGGCCGAAACGTCAGCGTCGACCAGGTCCGCGCCGGCATGGGCCAGGGCCGCGTGCTCGGCGCCTCGCAGGCGAAGGCCGAGAACATGGTAGACGGCGTCATGACCTTCGACCAGGTCATCCGGCACGTCCAAAAGAGCGCGAAGCCGGCCTCGAGTCGGAGTGCCCTCGGCGCGCGCCAGCGCGAGGTCGACATCCTGTCCCTGGAATGAAACCCAACCCCTTTCGGGCACGCACGGCCCACACGCGCACCGTCCTTTGACGTGAGCACGCGCGGCCCCTAGGCCGTTGTGCAACCCAAACAGGCCGCTTTCGAGCGGCTTTCTTCGTTTCGAGCCCGATCGGCAGCCGCCGCGCGGGCTCTTTTCATTTGGAGACCGAAATGTCCCGCAAGCGTCAACTGGAAGCCCAACGCGCCGCCGCCGTCACCGGCATGCGCGCTATCAACGACAAGGCCGCCGCCGAAGGCCGCGAACTGACCGCCGAAGAGACGGCGTCCTTCGATGAACACAAGGCCAAGGCCGCCGCCGCGAAGGCCGCGATCGATCGCGAAGCCGCGCTCGAGCTCGAAGAAGCCGGCCTGAACGCCGACCGCTCGGTCGACATCGGCGCCGCCGCCGTCATCGAGACGACCAACAACGCCGCGGCCGACCAGAAGAATGGCTTCAAGTCGTTCGGCGAGTTCCTGTCGGCTGTCCAGACCGGCAGCGTGCGCAACGGCGCCGTCGACA